ATGACCGAAAATACCTATCTGACCCAGACCCAACTGGCCGAACGCTGGCAAGTCGCCGAGAGCACGATCGAGCGCTGGCGCAGCGAGGGCATCGGGCCGATATACCTGAAAATGATGGGCCGCGTTCGTTATCGCCTGACCGATATCACGGACCTCGAGGAGGATTCCCTGCATCCTGGCTCTCGTCTGTTCCCGACTTACAAAGCCTCTCGTTAGCCGATTACCTTTCTTTCGGCACCGAAAGAGCCGGCACCGAGAATTGGCCGCTGATTTCTTGGGATAACTACCTTTCGCTATTTTTTGAAAAGTACCCGACACTGCTGTCGGAGTGCTTTTTTGCAACTCACCAGATGGGCGATCAACCGGAGGCGACCCTCAAGTATGAGCACATGATCCCCAGAGTGTTCTCTGAGAGCTTTCCTGACTTTTTGACGGATTACTCCAGCGACGGTTGGATTTTGAATCTGGACATTGACTACTTCTTCTGCAAGTCAGGAGACGATTACATTCCAATGTTTTCCGACGCATTCATGGATCGCTTCATTGATGCGATTGCTGAAGTCGTGCGCCGCCAAAAGTTAATCTGCATGACCATCGCGCTCAGCCCAGAATGTTGCGGAGGATGGCGCTCATCTGAAGAAATATGCTCTCGTATCGCATCAAAACTTGGGATCAACTTTCAGCTCCCGCGAACCATATAGAAGAAGACCAACTTCGGCCTCTCTCCTTGCAACCAATCCAGGGAGCACCCTTCCCCCACCGTACACCCAACGCCTAAGTTCCGAGGCGGCTCCTGGCCAATCCCTCTGGTTCATCCGGCGCCGCAGGGTTGATGTCTGCAACCGACCGGCACCGAGATTGAAGGTGAAGTCAACGATTGCAGCTAGGCGTGACTCAGGTTCTGTTGCCAGTACCGGGCAGTACCTGAGCGCAGCCGTCATGGCGATACCAAGGTCTTGTAGCAGGTAGGCCTCCCCGTCAGTTTTCGAGATCGGAGGGTGTTGAGGGTCACAGAGGCGGCCATACCCGATAGTCCAGTACCCCGCGGGACAGATGTAGGGATAAGCACGGCCAAGATCGTGCTTGGGAACCCGATGGAAACCTTCGAACCTCTTAGCCAGGTCAATGGCAGCCTGAGGAACCGCACTCATGACCGCACACGCTCAAAGACGCGACCGAGGAACCAGAAATTGAGGACGCCAGCCCAAAGAGCCTGGTCAGCCTCAGTCCAGGCATGCAGGATAGCCTCGCCCCAACCTGCGCCAGCAGTCACCGCGGCGGCAAAGGCTGCGGTCTTAGCAGCGCAATACAGGCCCATGAACCAATAGGTGATCACTGGACGCACGCTGGCGGAGAGTGCATCGGCCCACCTGACACCTGACCGGTGCCCTTGGGCTGCTACCGCTTCCTTCAAAGCATCGATAGCGCCGGTGTTCCAGGCCGCGTCAGCCGCCGCACCGATCTCAGCCATACGCTGGGCGCCACGGAGTTTCTCGAACTCAAGCGCCTTGTCTTGCATTGCAAGTTCATGACCACGCTCTCCCTTGCGGTCAAGCCACTTGAGGATTTCCGGAGCCAGACGAAATGCACCGCCCAGAAGGCCTCCAAGAAGGGTCTCGATCATTGGGCGCCTCCCATCAACTTGAGCTTGATGGCAGCACCCACCAACAGAGCAGCCAGGATGCCAGTTGTGGCGACCTTGATGGTCGTTTGCCAAGCGGTCCTACGGGCATCACGCCACGCTTCGAGAAGATCGCGAAGCTCCCTGATATCCCGCGCTGCACTCCCGTTTTCAAGACCTAGGTGCGCGAGACATCGCTCAGCTCCGCGTTCAGCAGCACGAGTCAGTAGCTCGTCGAGGTCCTCCTGGCGCATGCTGAGGACCGAGGGGTTCTGGGTGTCATCGGTCATGGTCGTCTCCAAATAGAAAAAGCCCGCTCTGGCAGGAGCCAGGCGGGCCAAACAAAACGGTATCTAATTAAGCGGCTACAACTCGGATCGGAAACAGCCGAGCAGGATGATTGATAGATTCCACTCGAACGGCACGCAGTTGACCAAAAATGTCTTTTCGATCATCACGCTGCGGTCCGTCGATATGGATCGGTACCAAGCCGGTCAGAAACTCGACGCCTGCCGCAAAGATAGGTACAGCGTCCGAGAAGGCGTTGTCGCAGGATCGGTCCCACAAGGGTCCTTCCAGGAACATGCAGGAGCCTTGGCAAATCTGCAGCATTGGGCAGTTCGGGCAGTCGTCTCGCTTGCTCCAGTGCGTGGCGGTGTTGAGCTTTACGCTGGCCAGATCCGACACATGACCGATACGATGGGGCTGACCATTGGGCGCGTTGCTGGCCGCACTCACGTTCTGGCAGGTCAGGACGTTGCCGCGCAGATCGACGGCGATGCTATCGGTCTTATCCATGCCGCACTTTTGGCCCAGGCTGGATGCCGGCCGCCGACTGCGTATAGAGTTGACGAAGCTGGCCGTCTTGCTACTAACAGCCTGAACGTTGGCGGCCTGACCGGTACGAATTTCGTGGAAGGCCAGATTGCGATAGGCGTGCAGTTCGTCTGGCCGCAGCGAATGGGCAATGCCTCCCTCGTCATAGGCGTCGACGAAGCTGCCCTCTCCGATGGGCACCGCCGGATCCCCGGTCAGTTCGATGAAAAAGCGCTGGATGGCCGCGCGCGATGCGTTCTCGCGGTTGATCATCGCGTTGAAGCTGATGCGCCGCTGCGGGGCCAGACGAGCGTACAGCGCCATGATGGCGGCGCGCTGCTCGGGATCATGCAGTGGGTCGGGGCCACGCACAGGCTGGCCAGGACCGTCGTGCGAGATGCCAACACTGAACCCCATGCGATCGAGCCAATCGTTGATCTCATCGTTGAGCAGCGAACCGTTGGTGATGACGGACAGTTCAGCATTGGGAAACTTGGCACGGATGGCCTCGGCAAGGGGGCGCATGGTCTTGATATAGACCAGGGGCTCGCCGCCCCAGAACTCGACCCTCTCAGGCGGGCTCGTCACCCAGCTACCTAGGCCGTCAATGAAGGCCTGCACGTTTCCAGGATTGGTCTCGTCGGCGCGCGGCACGAAACGCTGCGAGCAGTATTCACACGCATAGTTGCACGACAAGCCCAGGCTAATTTTGAGCACGCGCGGGCTGGTCTTGGCCAGCGGTGTCTGCTTGGAGACTGCGGGAGCATTTACGCGTGCTGCGACTTCGACTCTCTGCACCAGTGGCTCCCCTGATTCGCTGATCAGTTCGCTGGTAGCGTTGTCGTAGTGCAAACGTGCACGTTGGCCATTGGCGGGGTTAAAGGCAGTGACAATGAATTTGGCCATCAGACCGCTCCGTCGCGTGTAGCAAAGTAATCGGCCTGCGCTTGGCGCAGCGCCGTTTTGAAGGACATGACGCCGGCGACGATTTGCTCGTCGGTCTTACCAGCATTGGCGCTGGCTTCGTCGATGATGTGTTGCAGTTGTTCGACCAGCTCAATGGCCTCATGGCCAGGCACCAAGGCAGCCAGTTGAACGACCAGGGCACTGAGCAAGTCGACCTGCTTTTCCAGGGCGGCCAAGCTGTCAAGCGGGTTGAGCTTGCGCAGAAGTTCGATCTTGGCCAGGTTGCGTGTGCCCAGTTTGTCGCTGCTCGGGTAGATGCCCGGCAGAACATCACGAGGCTTGCCCGGTTGCACGATGTCAAATGGGCACTGGGCCATCATTGCTTTGGTGATGCACAAACAGGCCTCGCCGGTGCTGACTCCGAAGTAGAGCCAGCCCAGACCTTCGGTGAGGCCATGTTGCGCCAGAATCGTCAGCCCATCGCGGCTGTCGACATATTCACGTTGCGACACGATCCCAATGACCTCGTTTTCGTACTGCTTTCCATACATCAGGAACTGCAGCTCGCCCTGCTTGAACAAGTGCGCGCCGATGTCGATGGATGCGCCAGCGAATGAAACGGTGTAGCCGTCTGCAGTCTTCTCGACCCGCACGGCTTTGTTTTCGTCAACGCTGGTGCCGAAGGTAATGAGCTTCATGCTGCCTCCGCGAGCATTTCAAAGTGGAGTTCCACACCTGGACGCTCGCCGTTGTAAGGGAAGACAAAATGCGGCATGTGCGATGGGAAAACAAACGCATCGCCAGGTGCAGGCATTTCCATGTGGTTGATGTTTCCAAACACCCCACTTGCACGGCCTCCAAACAGGAGATGTGGGTTGTGCAGGCAGAACATGCCTGAGTAGTCCCGCTTGGCTGGGTCGGGCTTGGCCGGGAAATCGAGCCAGAGCACGCAGGAAATGTCGGCGTGCGGCTCGGTGTGAAACGGCAGGTGCTGGCCATAGCGGAAGATAGACTCGCGCCCGACCATGCTGCTGACGTTGCATTTGAATTCGTCCTCGATGTGCCGTCGCAGGCGTCGGAAGATCGGTTTGAAAAACTCCGGGTACATGAAGTCCAGGCTGTCACGGTAGGTCCGTGAATACGGCACCTGGTGGTCGTTCAGGCGGTCGTTGGCTTTGAGAGCCAGTTCTGTTGCCTGCTCGACCTCCATGGCACCCAGCAGTTCCCGGATGCGCAGCACCGGAGCCGGGAAGATTTTGTTCACAGCGTTCATGTGACTCCCTGGTTTAGCAGTAGCAATCGCAGTTGCAATTGCAGTTGCAATTGAAGTTGTATTGGGTTCTACGCACGGCAATCTGGCTGCCGTTGTCCACCAGTTCATCGCGAACAAAAGATGCGCTGCCGCAGTTGGAAACAACGGATGTCGCGTTGTTGCCCACTGGGCTGCAGTTGCCCGTATTTCCCGGGCAGTTACCGTTGAAGCAGTTCGCGATAGTGCTAAAAAAGTAGTCGTGCAACCACCCGTAGTTCGCGGTCCACATAGATCCGCTGTTGTTCATGTACATGTCCCAGTTACCGTCGGACTTCAAAAAGCCCATCAGGTTGCTGTTGACATGCAGATAGCGGGTCACGTTGTCCGTGTCCTGCATATTGATGGTCGGAGCGGTGTTCTGAATCGTCAGATTCCCCGTCATCGTGTCGCCGGTCTTTGCGACTCGGCTGGACAGATCAATGTTGACCGTCGCATTGCCAGCGGCATCAGGCCCGGCACCGTTGACCGACCTCACAAACGCGGTGGAGTCATAGCCATCGAGCTTGTCAGCGTCGGCGGCCTTGGCGGTGATGCCGAGGTAGGCAGCGTTATGGTTGTGCGTGCTAGAGGCAAATGCACTCGCATGTTGGCCATCGAGCAGGTCGGCATCCAGTCCAGTACCTGCACCATCCACAGTAAGCAGCTTTGCCAGGACATCGGCTGCCGTGTAGGTGGCAGCATTGAGTTTGGCTGCGAACTGCGTATCGATGCCGCTTGCCAAATCCATGATGAAGCGCCAGTTATCCGGGTTGGTCCCGATCAACTGGTAGAGCTTCAGCTGGTCCGTGCGGTAGCACAGCATCCCGATCTGTAGGTTTGTCGTCGGGAAGGTGGAGCCGCTGTTGCACGAAATGGCCGTCTTGTCGTTGTTCAAAATCTCGATCAGAGAATCGGACAGCGTTCTGGACGACGGTATGTCGGTGAAGTTTTGCATCTAGTACCCCTGTGCAATCCAGGTGAAGGAGCCGGACACGCGGGTGCCGGAACTGTTTTCGAGGACGGCGGTGAAGCCAGTCGTGGTAACCGCGCCGAGCAGCCGAGGGATGGCCACGGCGGTACCCCCCTTGTGGGTCATGGTCACCTCCGGCGCGACCCTAAAGCTGCGCGAGAAGTAGATCGAGGCTCCGGCCGCTGGATCGGTGATCTGGGCAGTACCTCGGTCGAAAATGTCAGGGACGTCAACCGTCACCCGCAATGCGTCAATGAAGGCTCGGTCAGAGTTGCGCGAATTCAGAATGGCTCGGAAAAGCGCGCGACGGTAGGTGTAGTCGCCTTGGATGAAATCCCGAAAGTCGGTGTACCCGGGCGGGTGACCGGCCTCGACGATGGCAGCAAAGTCCTGCTCGGTGATCTCGGTGCTTCCAACGATCATGTCGCTGATCACGCCGTTGGCATGCCTGCGGTACTGCTCGGCAAGCGCCAAGGCCTCTCGCACCGATAGGCTCATTGCCCTTCGAAGTGCGTCCGACACCCCGAAGCCCTCAGACAGGTTGCGGCGGTAGGCTACCGTTCGACCCAGTGCCTCGCCCAGGGCAACAGCCTCGACCACTCGCTTGACCGTCTGCCGTGCAGCCTTGTCAGACGTACCGAAGGCCTCTGAGAAAGGCTTCCGAAGCTGCTTGACTCCCAAGTCGCTCACGCCCAGGCCTTCGCTGATTCGCAAGATGAATGCGATCAGATCGGTATAGGTCTCGGCAAACGCGACGGCCTCTGAGATGCGCTTGGTCATCTGCCGATCCAAGTCGTCACCTAGCCCAAAGGCTTCGAATGCGTTCTTGGTTACACCCCGTTGAGGCGTCTCCGACATCGGCAGGCTTTCGGCCAGGCACTTCGTAGTGCTTTGGCGAAGCAAGTCACCCCAGGCCAAGTTTTCCGCAGCGCTTTTTGTCAGCACTCGGGTCAGGTATTCAGAGGTCTGGAACGCCTCCCGAATCTCTTTGCGACTGGCTTTTCCGGCACCCTCCGTGAAGGCCATCGTCTCTACCCATCGAAGCACGTATGCGATCAGGTCCGAATAGGTTTCCCCAAACCCGACTGCTTCGGATTCCCGCAGCGTCAACTGCTTGGTCATACCCTCGGCAAATGCCAAAGATTCGCTGGACCGCTTGGTCCACTGCCGACTCGTAGCCTCAACCAAAGCAAGAGTCACAGCCACTGCTACGGTGTAGACGGCCGGATAGGCCGTGGTCCAGTTCTTTCCGGCGCTGGCGCTTGACCATGTAAAGCCAGCCGATGCCCAGGTGTACCTCGCGCCCTGGTTCTCGCTGACCGTCACCGTATCGGGCATCTCGATCAGCTCATCGTGAAGGTGAAGACCGCGGTCAGACTGTCATCTGCGCCCTTGTTGACCACTGGGAAGACCACGCGATCGAGCATGATGCCCCCGGTCGCCGCGTTGAATACACCGGCCTCCGTCAAGGCACCCGTGCTGTCCCCAGCCAGGAAATCCGCGCTGAAGGTGAAAGTCTTGGTGCCCGCCGTGTGCGCGTAGGTCGCGGCATTTCGGTCAATTTCGGTCACCAGCGCCGACTGGGTGGCCGCCGCAGCGGTAGTGCCGGTGCCTAGCGCAATGAAGCCCATCACGGCGGGTCGACTGGCGGCTTTGCCAATGGCGTCAGCGATGAAATCAAAGCCAACGTTGACGATGATGTTGTCTTTGTGGACCGTCTCGACCTCACCGCTTGCACGGCGAAGGATCAGGGTCATAGCACCGTGAAGCTGCATGGATTCGTCGATCATGAAAAGTCCTTGTGAAATGGAAAAAGAAATGGCGCTGTCTCTTTTGAGAGCAGCGCCACGGTTGGGGATGGTTTGAGAAGCTGGGGGCTAGTACAGACGCAGACTGGTAAAGGCTCCGATTGGCGCAAGCGCCGAACTGGCTGACTCCACATCACCCCCCATCCGACCGACAAAAAGCCGTCGCTCGGTGGCGGTCTGGCATACGCCGATGCAAAGGCGGTCCGTAACCGAGACCCCAAAAGGTACGCTCACTCGCCTGGACAGTTGGTCTTCAAGAAAGAACGCACCCGTCGTGGCGTCATAGCCCACCAGGAGTGATCCTGCGGGGCCAAGAGCCGCCCAGATCACGCAGGTTGTGACCTCTGCCGGGATGAACCAAAAGGAGGTGTGAAAAACCGACGGGATATTCACCGACCAAGCCACCCGGGTGGTGTCTTTGACCATCAGGCCGTCGCCATATCGGCCGGCGGCATAGGCGACGCCTGCCGCCTGGCTCGCGACTGGATTGCCTAGCCCTGCGGTAGAACCGTTCAGACGCCATCCGTAGACTTCGCCGGCTTGCAGTGCATCTTCCCGGGCGATCTGGAAGCGGGCATCCACGTTGGCAATCGCGCCGTCATAGGCCCACTGACGCCTTGCAGCATCGCTGCTCCAGGGGAAATTCGCCTCCAGCCATGTGGTCCGGTCATCAACCGAGGCCCCGAGGCTATTGAGCAGCGTGTTCTGGGCTCGGATGGGTGAAACAAGATCCACCTCAAAGAGGTACTCAGCCGTCTGGGCACCGGTGCTCATACGCAGGGCTTTTCGACCATTGACCGAGACCACAGAAGCGAAGTGCTTGGTACCGGGAAATCCTAGCGCCTGCTCATCGCGTACCAGGATCAAATTGGCGTTCTGCGGCTGGGCAACCACCGTCGAGACAAAGGTCGGCGTGTCGCTGTAGATGCCTGGGGATGCAATCGCCTTGATCCAAAACTTGCGCTCTCCGTCAAACCCTGAGGGCAGCGTGTAGCTGGTGGACTTGACCTCAGCCACAAAGAGCGAGGCATCCCAGGCCGCGCCCTCACGAAGCTCATACCCGACAACTTCGGGTTCAGGATTGGGCTGCCACCGAAACTCCAGCCGGTTGGCCGACTGCACCACATCGAACTGACGCACGGCCCTAGGCGCTTGCAGGCTCAGCACAAAGGTTGTGACGTGGGCGCTGTAATTGCCCGAAGTGTCGTAGGCCCGGATGTGATACGGGTACAGGCCAGCCGCGCTTTGGTCGTGGACCATCTGGGTGCCCGCGGTTTTGGCGACCAACTGGCCGTTATCCCAGCCAGTTCCTACACGGACCTCGTAGCCCGAAAGGTCTGCATCTTGGAGTTCATCCCAAGAAATCAGCAGATCGGAGACCCGGCGCTGGACCAAGAAGCCCGTGACATCCGACGGCGGCAGGGTCTTACCCAGAACCGTTGCGCTGAGGGTCGCAGGAACACTTTCCTTGCGCGTGATCCCGATCGCACGCAGGCTGAATTCATACTCGCCTTCTTGCGCATCCCGGATTTCGACGTAGTTGGCACTGGTGAGCGGAAGGCTCACGAAGTTGCCGCCTGCCACTCGGTAGGACAGTCGGTAAGCGACTGCGGTCTGCACCTCGTTCCAGGACACCTGAACCAGCACCTGGGCCTGGTCTTTGACCCGGTACAAGCTCTCCTGCATGGAGAGCCCAGTCGGTGCTGGTGGCATATCCGACAGGACGGTGATCGAGCGGGGCTGCAATGCCAGCCCCTTTTCAATCGCATCGAACTTGCTCGGGTTGTGAGCGAGTGCGGTGACTTCGTGAACTCCCGGGTCCCGCTCGGCGACCGCAACCACCCGAAAGAGTTGCGGTTCAATGATGCTTGATGAAAGCACCCAAATGGCGCCAGCCTGCGGCACCGCACTGAACGGGATCGTCACCGTCAGGGCTCGACCCGAAATCGGACCTACCAGTCGCTCCTCAACCACCCCAGTGGGCAAAATTACCGATAGCCGCCATGGGAGATCCGCTGGCAGGTCCTGATCCAAAGTGACCGTGCTGGCAGTTGCCGCAGCGATTCGGCCCCCAAGGCGCATGCCACCTCGAACTGGATCAGCGACCTTGATGACGTCACCCGGACGCACCACGGCACCCTCCAGGCCCGTGCGGAAGGTGACGATCTCAGATTCCGACTGCTCGGAATACAAGAGCCACTTACCCACCCGGTGCGCCTGACCCCGAGAGGTGCATCCCAGGGCCACCACTTCGCTCTGCACGATGCCGTAGCGGGCGATGCCGGCGGCGTCCTCGACGTACTCCACCTTCTGGCGATAAAAGTCTTCGGGGTCGTTCCATGTGACCAAGGCCACCGTGTGCCGCGCCTTCGCCGAAGACCCCTGATACGCAAATTCACCGTCCACAACATTGCTAGGTGCGAACTGGTAGACCGGATCGGCGGGCGCATCCTGCGTAACCGTGATCGCACCACCCGACCAGTACACCATACCCCGAAAGATCGAGGCCATGTCCTGCACGACCTTGTAGGCCTGCTCCCGCGTCTGGAGGTACAGGTTGCAAGCAAAGCGCGGCTCAAAACCGCCCAGCCCGTTGGGAACCAACTGGTCGCAGTATTGAGCCACCCGGTAGAGCGCCCACTTGTCGACTTGGGCTTCAGGGATGTAGCCACCCAAGCCATAGCGGGTGCTGGTCACCAGGTCGTAAAAGCACCAGGCAGGGTTATCGGTCCAGGCAATCTTGAAAGTGCCATTCCACACACCGCTGTAAGCGCGCATGGCGGGGTCGTAGTTCACAGGAACGCGAACCCGCAGCAACTTCATGTCATAGCTGCGCCGCGGGATGCTTGAGAATTGGGATGCATCGACCCTAAGCGCTACCAGGGCACTGTTAGGGTAGCGCAGCTTACTCTCGATGACCTCGGTGTAGGACTCCACAAAGGTCTTGTTCTGAATCGCACTTGAGGTCGAATCCGCCGTGATCCTGCGCACACGGATATCCCAGGGGCCACTGCCCGTAAGCGGCACGTAGTAGCTGCGCTGGTACTTGGTCGTGGTCTTGCCAGAGATCGTGTCGTTGATCATCTCCACGAACCCACCGCCGTTGACTTGGCGATCGATCGCAAAGTTCACCGCGCTGCCATTGAGATCGCCATTGGTCGTGTCCTGGTTGGTCAACTGCGGCACGCTCACCTTGACCCGAACGGCGTCCACATCCGGGTCGGTGATGGAGCGCACCACCGGCTGGCTCGCCTTGACCTCTACACCGACGACCACCTCGTTCTCCACGGACGAGAACCCGGGCACATAGCTTTGCTGCTGGCTGCCGTTACGGGTCTCCAGGGTGACGCCAGAGAAGTTGGTCGAGCCATCAGGGTTCTGAATCGGCGTGTCGTCCAGGTAGACCGATTGGAGGCCATCGACCAGCCCCTCGATCTCACCTTCAGAAATTAGGTCAACCACCCGCGCGTAGGCTTTTGAGCGCAGGCTGTCGGGAGCCTCCTGCGCCACACGAGCGCTACCTCCACCGCCTTTGCCGCCACCGCCCGCACCAATGATGAGTTCAGTCATGGCGTGTTTTTTCATGCGGCAATCTCATCCACGTCAATGCCGGCGCTGATCACCGCTGAGCCCACAATCAATCGGCCGTAACCCACCGGCACGGGATGCCCCTGGGCGGTGGTGTTGACAGCACCATTGAAGCTGTAGCTTGGCTTGTTTTCTGGGCGCTCTGAGGGCTCCGTGGCCTTCGGCGTAGGCGCAATCATCTGCGCCACGCCACCAAGAATCATGGCTGTGCCTACCGAGTAGAGCGTGGCTTGTGACAAAAACGCGCCCGACGCCGCCCAGCCCAACGGGTTCCACCAAGCGACTGCCAATAAGGCTGCACCCAGCAAGATCTGACCGAGGCCATTACCACCTGCACCAGAGACCACCGGGGCAATGGTGATGCGGCTCTGTCCTGTCGGCTCATGCAGACGATCCAGTGTCAACGCCTCACGACCAGCCAGCACGCGGTAGCCCACACCACGCTCTCCTGAGGCCACCAGTTCCCGCTCAAAAGCCGGGAAATTGGCCGCCAGCGCTCTTATGGCCTCGCCAGCCGATGAGATGGCCAGGCTATGCCTGCGGCCAAAGCGGCGCCCAAGTTCACCAAGAAGAATGATCGTGACCATGCCTGAGGATGTGTGTTGTGACTTTTTGCCAATAGCCGCCGTAGACATCACGGCTGGAAAGACGACCCTGCAAGTGATGAAGGATCAGCCCGTCTCCGAGATAGACGGCTGCGTGATTCGGTACAGGGGATGCCACCTGCATCAGGAAGCAATCCCCAACCTTTAGTTCGTCTGCATCCACCGGGAAGAAGCCAGCCTGGGCAAAGTTCTCCAGGTAGAGGTTCTCCCCGCGCTTCCACCAGTCGTCAAAGCGCGCGAAGTTGGGCAATTCCACCCCGCGCTCTGCTCGGAACCAGTCGCGCACCAGGGCGTAGCAGTCGAGCACGCCGTGAGACCATTCGCGGCCTACCAACGGGGCGACATAGCCCGACGGCTCGATACTTGCCCAGGCGACGCTTGGGACACTCACGATATGCCAAGGCAAGCCACTGGCCTCACACGCCACCCGGTCAGCCTGACTCGGCTCGGGCGGCAGACCGGGGTGGCTGTGCACCACGGCAACGATCTGGCCCTGCTCATCGGCTTTGACGTAGTCCTCGGGGTGAATCACGAACTGATCGGTTCCCACACCCAGGTTTCGGCACGGCCAGTAAACCTCCCGACCTTTTCGGATCACAAGCAGCCCGCACGACTCGCGCGGGTAGGCCTGCCGGGCGTGATCGAGCGCCAGGGCTTGGTTCTCAGGCAGCATCAACGAATCAGCCCCGCGGCCGGAAAGCCACCAAAGGGCAACTCAGCGTTTTGGCCGAACCGGGCCTTGCACGATGACAGGCGCTTGCCGCAGACATCCAGGCTGCTGGAGCCAACCGCCTGATCATTGGCATCAAAGTAGACCGTACCGGTGTAACCGCACTCTGCCCCACGGTAGCGCCAGGGGCACACGTTTTGAACGATCTGCCGACGAGGGAGTGTGACCCCCTCCAGATCAAACGAGGCGGCCAACTCAAACTCGACCACATCCCGCGTTTCTCTGGACTTGCGGTCGACGTAGTACACGTCATCAGCGAATTCGGCCGAGGGGTCGGCTGTCGGATTGACACCGCCCTCAAAGTTCATCGCATCGAGGTATTTCGCAAGCGTCCTCTTGCGCGTGATCTTGGCACCCACCAGGTCCTGGTAGGAGAGCACCAGCGCCGTGATGGCGCCCGTGACATTGGCTACCCGCAGGCGCGGCCGAGGTACCTGGCCGTTGCCATTGAATTCAAAGCCTTCGACCTCGATGGGGAATGCCTCATAGGCGTTACCCTGCCAGATAACCCGCTGCTGCAAGGCATTGGTTCCGGCATGAAAGCGAACCGGCCCTTGGCCAAACAGTGCCAGATCCAGCACAAAGAGTTCGATCACGCTGCTGGGCGCGAGCTTCTGGATTTCGGATGTAATTGCGGCTGCGGTCATGACAGATCAAAAACCTGTTTAAAGGTGACCCGCACCGTTTCAACGTTGGGCTCATCCACTGATCGGCTCCACTCCTCGCACACGAACTTGGCAGCAGGTCCACCAGGTGGTGTCCAGTCAAATGCCTGCACGGCACCCCGTGCGCGCAAGAACGCATCGATGGCGGCCGCCTCGGTGCTGGTTCTCCCCCGAAACTCCAGCGACCAGACCTGGGGCTGGGTGTTGATGCCGAAGGCCAAACGCTGCTCGTAGCCATCTCCAAAGGCCACACGGCGCACGCTAGGCCGCATCGACAGGTTGGCTCCAACCGAAGGAATCCAGGTGAAGGTCGCCACTTACATCGCCCTCCGGCCGTCGAGCAGACCACCAGCGCGCTTTTGGGCAAGCAACTCCTGGCGCACAGCACTGGCTATCGCCCGGCCAAGATCACGTCCGCCTAAGTCATCCCCACGACTGGACGCACCAGCATCGGAGACGCTGACCGAAATGTTGAAGACGTCCCCTGCGGACGCGCCACCGCTCATCGTGACCGGAATGGATCGGCCGTCAGGCAGCGGCACATAGGCCTCGGGCTTGCTGCCCTCGCCAAAGAGAGCCAGCTGTGGGGAGTTGGCAATGCCTCCGGAGGAGTAGGTGCGCAGCGCCATGGGACCGGCTGAAGTCATTACCCCCCCATCGGCAAAGCCAAAGAAGCTACTCATGGCCCGAGCCAGGGGCAGCGTGATCGCGCGCTGAATCTGGATGCGAATCAGGTCTGAGATGATGGAGTTGGCAAGTGACCGAAAGTCGAGCTTGCCTGTCATCACAAAGTTCACCAACGCATCGGTCATTCCGTTGAAGGCGCGTACCGTGGCCGACTCCATCTGCTTGCCAATCTGCTCGGCCTCTTCAGCCACCAT